ATGAGTCCGGCGATGAGTCCGGCGATGAGTCCGGCGATGAGTCCGGCGATGATGTATCAATTAATATTAACATGAATGTATCAAATGAAATGAATAATGATGTAGCTAACAATGATTCATTTATAGGTAATAATATAAAGGTTATTCAACTGAATGATTCTGAAGATTTAGAAAATTTAAACAACTCTACATTTGATATTAAAAGTTTAGACGATTCTAGTACAGATAGCGATGATGAAGATGATGAAGATGGTGAAAGTGATATTAATGATAATCATTATACTGAATCTGAGCATGATGATATTATAAAATTACCTACAACAATCCAACCAGTATCTGAACCATCTATTGTAGATGCTTCAGTAAATTTACCAACACCTGATTTAAAATCTTTAAATGTTCAAGCTCTAAGACAAATGGCAGAAAACAAGCTATTGATTGCAAAGGGAGAGAAAAAGACTAAGAAAGAGTTGTTATTACTATTGAAATAAACGATTTCATATATGAATAATATGAATACATTTTTCTCTCTATAACATATACAATGAGTTGGGGTACATGTTATGCTGGTTCTAATAATATTCATTTTGATTTTCCTCCTATTATGAGTGATGGAAGGAATTTTTCCAAATGGCAACCCGGTGCATCTATCAACCAAGAAATACGTGAGTCAAATGGCATCACTTCTAATTGGCAATATAGAAAGTATTTAACTGAAAATGCGGACAAGGTAATTAAGGCAAATCAAATAGAGGCATGTGACGCATGCTGTTATTGCCCAGTAACCAATAAGGAAGAATCCGTTCCAAATAGCCCGTTTTTATACAAATCGTGTGTGGAAAAATCCCAACCATATGGCTATGCCGATAGTGATTTAAAGAACCTTTACTTGTCTTCAAGTCAGCTTCAAGCCAGAATGATAGCACCAGCTATTACACAAGACGAAATTTTACAAAGAAGAATGCCCAACCCGAATTGAGTATAATTACAAATTTGGAAAATTACAAATACAAATATAATATTGTGACTAATGATACAATATTATACTATTACAAATTTTAGAAACCTTCATCTAATTATGGTGAATCATATTTATCATAATCACAATCTGTTTGAATCATAGGAATTGGTTTATTGTATTGTGTAGTAAACCCATAATTTATCAAATTTTGTTGAATATTACTATCGTACATAGCGAAGTAATCAGATACGTTGCGTGCTAGTACGAAGAGTGATATACGATTATTATCAGATACAATAGAATAGTCGTATTGATCATTTCTAATAGGTCCGATTTCTATTACCCAATACGGGGCCGATCTAGGAACACCATCCAATTGTACTGTAAGTTGTCCACCAGTATGTTTATCTTGATAAAAAGCGTACCCTGATATTTGATCAACATCACCATTTCTATCAAGTTGACTATTCAATACAGTAACGTTTGTTGATGTCAGACTATAATCAGCTACTGCGCAGGTACCATCCTTCTGAAACGTGTTATCAAATTGATCCTTATACACCTGATACCATCGCCCCATGTACATAGGTAAATCCAAAGTAGATACTGGTGAATACTCGGCGGCACATAAGGCCATAATGGTAAACATAACAAATACGTTAGTAATCATATGATATTATATTATATATAATTACCACCAGTATTTTTAAGTTGTTTGCTAGTAAGTATGTCTAGTTCAAATGTACATTGTTAGCTAGATAATATTTAGTAAAATATATTTTGAATGTTGAATAATCTAAATATAGTTTTGTAGTACTAGTATATTACAATATCATATAATGAAAGTATTAAGCATAGACGTAGGTATAAAGAATCTGGCTCTATGTTTATTTGATATTGAAAGTAAAGAAAAATATGAAATACTAAAATGGGATGTAGTAAGTCTATGTAATGAAACCGTAGTAAAATGTTGTTCATGTGTTAAACCAGCAAAATACCGCTATATTTGCCAGAAAGATGAAATAGAAACATATTATTGTAAAAAACACTGTAAAGAAATAAACAATCCTATTATTCCAAAAGAATTGGAATTACAAAAGATAAAAAAAATAAAAATAAATGAGTTACGAGAGTTATTACCAAAATATGATATAGAATTTGATATAAAAAAGAGTAAAGTCCACTTATTAGAATACTTAGAAAATGAATTAAAAAATAAATATATTTTACCCTTTTCTAATACAGTGAAAACAAGTGAACTGAGTTTAGTTGATATAGGTATCAATATGAAAAATGTATTAGACAAACTATATGATAAAATAAAAATAGATACTGTTATTATTGAAAATCAGATAAGCCCTATTGCGAATAGGATGAAAACATTACAAGGTATGATAGCACAATATTTTATCATGAAAAATACTATAGATATTCAATTTGTATCAGCGGCAAACAAATTAAAAGAATATGTAAATATGAAGACAACATATAACGAGAGAAAACATAAAGGTATTGAAATATGCGAAGAAATATTAGTTAATAACGAATCGTTTGGAAAACATTTAGATATGTTTCATGGGCATAAAAAGAAGGACGATTTAGCAGATTGTTTTTTACAAGGGATTTGGTATTTACGAAACAAAATAATATATTATTAATGTGTTTGATTTAAAATTATAAGTTCTTATTAACTAATAACAATGAGTGGTCCTGAAATCATTGATATTAGTGAGCTGAATTCTAACACGATTAATATAAATAATTCTATTGAAGACATAGAAGATGTAGGTGGAAGTAGTGGAAAGGCCTCTAACTTTGGTATTGAATTATTGATGAATGACAAGAAGAAATCAGGAGGAAATAGAAGTAGAGCACCCTCTGACGATATTGGATTGGATGATTTAAATAATTTAGAAGATGAACTAAATGAACTATCTGTTCCACAAAAAAGTATGAAAAGTGCTAGGTCTGAAATGTTTTCTGGTTCATTCAAATTAAATGAAGATAATGACGATATTGGTATAGAAGAGATTGATTCACCCGAACCATTACATTTAGGAGCCTCTACAAAAGAGCAATCTGGTGATGAAAGTAAAACATGGGATGGTTATGGCAAATTTAACGATATACCTATCAATCCAGATATTACAAAGGCACGAATTGAGCCTAAACTGACACCTCAAGAGACATTAAGAGAAAAGTTTTCTATTCTACAAAAGCTAGAGGACTTGGAAAGAAAGGGTGTAAAGTTGACAAAAAAATATGATATGGAATCTAATCTTCTTGAAATGAAGGGAGAATACGAATCTGTCATTGCTGAAAAGGAGAAGAAAAATGGGATTAAATTTCAAGGTAAAATGTTAATGGCTTGTATTACAGGTTTAGAATTTTTGAATAATAAATTTGACCCATTTGATGTAAGGTTAGATGGTTGGTCTGAACAGGTTAACGAGAATATTGATGATTATGATGAAATTTTTGCTGAATTACATGAGAAATATAAGTCTAAGGCATCTATGGCCCCCGAACTAAAGTTATTGTTTCAATTAGGTGGAAGTGCTCTTATGGTTCATATGACAAATAGTATGTTTAAATCATCAATGCCTGGTATGGATGATATTATGAGGCAAAATCCTGATCTAATGCAGCAATTTACCAGTGCCGCGGTGAATTCAATGGGTCAAACAAACCCGGGGCTAGGTGGATTTATGGGTTCAATGATGGGTGGACAACAACAACCTCAATCTCAACCTAATCAGCAGCATCAGCAGCATTCACAACAGCAATCACCGCCTAATTTCATGCCTCAATCAAATGGACCTCCCCCAGCCCCTATTGCTACCCAAGGTCCAAATTCGGCACCACCACCAGTAAGACCAGGATATGTTCCTCTTTCCAATAGACCAGATATAAACGCAAGTCGTAATATCCCTCCAGCAGAAAAATCTGTCAGACGTCCTGAAATGAAGGGTCCTAGTGATATTTCTAATTTATTATCAGGCTTGAAAGTTAAGAAAACTGAGGTAGATATTCAACAAGACCGAGATGAAAAAGGTAGTACAATTAGTATTAGTGAATTAAAAGAGATGCAAAACGATAATGCCCCTGTAAGATCCAAACGTCGTAAATCAGAGCGCAACACTGTCAGTCTTGATATTTAGAAACAAATTATCATTATATATTTATTTATGTTTCATTCCATTCCACGGAATATTACGATAACGGTGCGGATTTTTTTGAAACTGACCAACGGAATGTACCATAATTATATTGTAATATTTGCTTTCTCGTCTATGCCATTTAAAAGCATATTTAAGAAAGGGTGTTTCGTCTGCTGAAATTCCTTTTGTGTAAACGTCTTTATATTGTTGATATACATCACCAGAATTATTATCCCATGCTCTATATTTATTGTACCAATCAACTATAATATTCTTAAATAATGGAATATATGGATATGGATGTTGGTCTTTACATTCTACATATTCGGCTATATGATATCTCAGTGCTGGAGGCAATTTATCAAGATGATTTGTGTGACGTGGCATATTAGATATAATTAATGCTATTAATATTGTATTTTGTATTTTGTAAAACAATAAATCACAATAGTAATAATCAATTTTTTTAGGTAATAAAGATCAAGATAAATAAATATATAATATTATTTGGATATTATATATTACTACATACTATGTTTGAATCAGGCCTTTTTATATTTCGCAGAGATTTACGAATTCAAGATAATATCGGATTGAATACCGCAGCAGAACAATGTAAACAAGTTTATCCAATATTTATATTTACACCAGAGCAAATTACAGATAAAAATAAATTCAAATCGGATAATGCCATACAATTTATGATTGAAAGTTTAGATGATTTACAATCAAATATTAGAAAACATGGTGGTAGATTAAATACATTTTATGGAGATAATGATACAATAATAAAAAACCTGATTAACAAATGGAATATAGATGCGGTTTTTTTCAATACAGATATTACACCTTACGCAAAAAAACGCGATATATCTATTAATAAATTATGTAATAAAATGAATATTAACTGTATTACATGTCAAGATTATTATTTATATGAGCCCAATGCTGTTACTACAGGAAGTGGTGAATATTATACAAAGTTTACACCATATTATAACAAAGTTTTACATATAAAGGTAACTGTTCCAAAATATGCTAGACAGTTTCATTTCGCAAAAATAAATAAGGATGATGGAAATATAACAATACCTGATGCGTATATAAAGTTTATTGACCCTAACCCAAACATTCTAGTGAATGCTGGAAGAGAAAATGGGTTAAAGATTCTTAATAATCTCAATAAGTTCAAATCATATGGTAATACTCGTAATAATTTGGATAAAGACACTACACAGTTAAGTGCTTACTTGAAGTTTGGAAACGTATCGGTGAGAGAAGCATATGAAAAAATGAAGACCGCTCTAGGTATAAATAGTGAATTATTAAAACAGATTATTTGGCGCGAGTTTTATGCTCAGTTATTGTATCATAATCCACGTGTATTGGGAAATCCATTAAAAGAAAAATACGATGATATTAAATGGGATAAAAATATAAAAAACTTAAATGCGTGGAAAAATGGTATGACCGGATTTCCGATTGTTGACGCCGGTATGAGAGAAATGAACGAGACGGGTTATATGCATAATCGGGCCAGGTTAATAACCGCTAGTTTTTTGATAAAAACATTGCTTATAAATTGGGAAGATGGTGAAAAATACTTTTCTCAACATTTAACAGACTATGATCCAGCCAGTAATAATGGAAATTGGCAATGGGTTGCTTCAACTGGTGCGGATTCACAACCATACTTCCGTATATTTAATCCATGGTCTCAGTCCAATAAACATGACCCGAATGCTGAATATATCAAAAAATGGGTACCTGAACTACAAGATGTACCACCCAAATCAATTCATCAATGGAACACAGATTGTGAAATGTTCAAAGACATTAAATATCCCAAACCAATTGTATCTTATGAGGCGAAGAGAGAAGAGGCCTTAAAAATGTACAAAAAAGTTGTATAATATACATCACACACATAGTTTTTGTCGTTTCATTCTTATTCACATTTTTTATTTTTGTGTTCGCGTTCATATTTTCGTATCATATGTAATACACCTTGTTTATCATAAATGTTTATATTTATCACACGCGAATCAAGAATTTCATAATCGTATTTTTCAATCAGTTCATCTAATCGTTCATAGTCTACTAATATTTTTATATCTTCCGGTATAAAGTTGTCTTTCTTAGGAACATCTATAAATAATATAGTAGAGAGATAATTCATCACAGAATTCATCTTTTTAGTGTCACTTTTTGTCATTTTCTCTGGACTATTACAATATACATTCATGTTAGTATCGTTGGTAGGTACTAAGTGAACCTTATAATGAGAATCATTAGAGTCATTTGTATACTCTATAATAGAATTTTCTATGAGAAATGACTTTTCCACACTATGTCGCGAACTTTTGTTCAAATTCAAACTTCTATTACTATATTTTATATTATAACTAGTGTCTTCATGATCTATTTCACATTTAATAAAACGTTTATAGATGTGTTGATCTTTATAATTGGTATACAAAATATTAAAGCACAACATTACTATATAATAAGTATATATCTTATTATATCGTATTAAATTATATTTACTAGACCATTCGCACAAGTTACGTTTTCGTAATACAAATGTTTGAACATCATTTTTTATTGTAAATGGCTGAAATACTTTCACGAATAAAATAATATATTCCATATAATGATATAAGTGTGCCAATGATATATTGTATGTCATCATAATATTGACTATTTTCATATACTTTATGTATATTGTCAATAATTACCAAATGTTCAAAATCCGCTATAGATACTGGATTATCCAATGATAGACTGTCCTGGTCTTCATATAGAAGGTTATTGCTGGTCTCGTACATAATATTATTCGTATTCATATTCGTATTCATATTCGTATTCGTATTCATATTCGTATTGTCAATACCAATACCTATAAACATATTAGCAGTATTTTCATATATATTATCATTACTCGTACGTATATTACCCCCATCGTTTAGATATAATGTAGTAATGAAATCATTCGTATAATTTTGCCGAATACACATATTACACAATCTTGGTAATTTCAACAGATTATAAAGTTATGATTTACAATATTGCGAATATATCATTTCAATTATAATTATAAAATTGAAATAAACACATGTTATTGTATATAAGTAACTGAATTAGCAATGATGAACAATTATATACTAATAGATGGTAGTTACTTCATATTTTATAGAGTATTTGCTCTACAAATATGGTGGAAAAATGCCAAACCGGATGAAGAATTGATAAATCCATTTGAAAATAAAGAGTTTCTTGAGAAATATACGTCAACCTTTCTCTCTAAGATACAAGAATTGAAGGTTAAGTTGAAAATGAAAGACGCTACATGTATTGTCGGTGTAGATTGTCGGCAACAACAAATATGGAGGAAGACATTTTATCCGGAATATAAGGCAGGACGAAATGAGGTAAAAAATAAAGAAGCAAATATAGGCAAGTTCATTGAATTTTCATATAAAGAAAAACTATTTGAAAAGGCCGGAGTTAAACATATTGTTCAGTTGAATCATTTAGAAGCAGATGATTGTTTAGCATTGACTGCTAAATATTTATATCATAAATACGCTGATGCGAACATAACAATAATAACAAGCGACCATGATTATATTCAATTGGCAAATGACCGAATTCATCTTATCAACCTAAAATATGCTTCTCTGTTAGATTCCAAAAAATATAGCGGAAGTCCTGAGCGTGACTTGTTTTATAAAATTGTTTTAGGTGATAAAAGCGATAATATAGGCCCGTTATTTGCTAAATGTGGTCCTAAAACGGCTGAGAAATATTACGACAATAATTTATTATTCTTGGAGAGGTTAGAAGCTGAAAATAAAAATAAATTATACGAAAGAAATAAGCGTCTAGTAGATTTTAACGAGATTCCTGTAGAATACGTTGATTTATTTTATAACACTATATTAACATCCTTATAAATAACAATGAATAATAACGATATGTATATTTCAAGTGATGACATAGACGACATAGACGACATAGACGATATTGTAGTCAATACAGAAATAGAGATTACAAATAATACAAATAATACAAATAATACAAATGAATTATTTGTTGTTATCATAATAAATGGTCGCTATGTTAGATGGGAATCCTTTTCATTGAATAATACAATAATGGCTATACATAATTTATTGGTAGAAAAGTATAACATAGGAGAATATATCATGGAGACAGACGAATATATAATACCTAGTACGGTATACAAATATAGATCGGTTGCGCAATTATGTAGTAGTAACGGTTGTTCTACAATTCACATAACAACAAAAAATAGAAAATACAAACTACTATCAAACACGCTTTGTAATGTGTAATGACAACAAAGTATTTTACTTATTTTTACTTGTTTTACTTATTTTTACTTGTTTTACTTATTTGTATCATGTACCTCTAATGATATGGGTAAATCATTCCTAATGAAATAGCATTTCCCATCTTTAGTCCACTCTACTTGGATTGTTCGTATTTCTACACCTTTAGTACTTGCTTGATATACAGCCTCTTTATAAATCAAATCGGTGTCAGACGTCTGGAAAGAACTAGCATCACTTCGTTGAACAATGAAACATAATATGGCTCTCACTTCTCCATTTTTAACAACTTCTTCTAACTCTTGAATATGTTTCAAAGCTCTAGGGCTAACAACATCTGTATTTTTTTTCCGATATCCCTCTGGAAAATACGCTATTTTTTCACAAAATTCTTTATTAGTATCTTTACGAATAGTTGAACCCATTGATTTTAATTTATCTTCATATTTTTTTCGCTCGTTCTTTGATACATTTACGTAATCGGCTAGTGGAACATTTTTTATCTCCAAAACAAATGGTTTCCCAGTTTCATCAATTCCTGCGAAATCAAACCGCGAATTCATAATCTTCACTTCGCGACTATAAGAAGATACATTTTGTAAATTCGCAATACAATTATTGTTTAATGCCTTTTCTGCGATAAGTTCACCCAATTTAGGATTAACCCCAATTACAACTTCGTCACTTTCCTCACGATATATTGATAAGTCAATACGATGACTACAAACACGTTTTTTAGAAGAGCTTGTTTTATCGCCATCAACGCCTGTATTCATACATGTCATTAGAACATTCGCGTTTGGCTCTACAAGTCCACAACATCCTAGTGAAAGTGAATGTCCAAGTATCTCCTCTCCATTTACTAATACATCAGCAACATAAGGAGTTTTACATAATTTTGACGGTCTCTTGACAACACTACCTTGAGTGACCGTTTCTAAATCCACCAATAAAATTGACATGGTTAAGCATTCATTTAATAAAGTAACCATGTCAATTACATTTTGAATCAATTTTATTTTTCATACCGTGATTGTTTAGTTTTACGTGTCTTTTTACATTTACGTGACTTTTTATATTTACATCCAACTTGTTTTCGCCCACGAGTTTTATATCCGACATGCTTTCCATTACGCTTAGACATTCGTTTCATACCACCTTTCTTTGTTAAACCTTCACTCATGGATGAAACATTAGCGACCTCTTTCTTTACTGGGGTACGTTTAGCAGGTATAATATTATTATCAATGTTACTACTAGTTGTCAGTTTTATTATTTTCATGTTAGTTTTAATTAACATATCGTTAACATTTTCTAAGTCACTCTTTTCAATAGAATATTCTGTATTAACACCCATCATTTTTGCGGATTGGAATATTTCATGAATAGAGTGATTATATGGAACCATAAATAGAATACTAGCTAATACAATCAAATCCAAATTAATAGGTTTATCAGATCCATCAGATCCATCAGATAATTTAAAATATTTAGCCATCATTATAAATTTCATAATATGACCGGATAAATTACTAACAGAATATTTCTTATTTCTATCTAATAGGTTTATCATAAAACTAGTTGGTTCACTCCTTTTCATATAGCAGAATGGTGGATTCCATGGTGGATTTGTATATTGTCCATCAATACCTTTATTCAATTTAACCCCTTGTGTTTTAAGATATTGTTGTTCCCTTTGAGATAATGGAGGAAATATAGGGTACTTATTATAAGTATCAACCATACATTTATAAGCGTTTTGCTTTGCTGATGATGTTACAGGTTCATAACTATTATTAAGTTGCTTTACAAAATTATCAGCAGGTAATTTAACAACATCTTGATAAGGAGTACCATATACAAGTGGATGCCACAACCAACATAAAGTAATTGGAGATTGTGGGATGCGCTCATTTGAAGCAGTTTTCTGTTGAAGATGTGCGTCCTGTACTGCTAGATAATATGGTTTCGTATTTTTAGTACATTTACGTAATTCTTTTCCACGTAAATCACTGTAGCAATTAGTAGTTTCACTAATATTAAAACCTAGTATATTCTCTATCATGATAACAGCTTCATCAACAACATCTATATTCAACATGGGATACTTCCTTTTAAACGCATCAACGTTTGTAGTATTAACTTTTGATTTCTTCGCTTCGCCATATTCAACAAGTATAGAGTACATAATACAATCATTTTCTGCCGCAGCAAAATTACGCATCATAGACATTAATTCGCGAAAATTTAATGATTTAATAAAAGGACCCTTAAACTCATTGACGGTTGCTATAGGCTTATACTTACCATCTATCTTTATATACGGTGTCGCTAATTGTCCTTGTTCAGTAATTTTATTTTTAAAGAAAACACTCTGTAATTTCATCAATTGTTCTCCAGGATTAGACACTTGGTAATAAGAGATAATTAAATCTATTTGTAACTGAATCATCATCTCAATTTCTTTACGAATAGTCTGACGAATATTGGCGTTATCAAATAATGCTCTTGCTATTTTATAATTATATTCAATATTACTTGTATCAACCGTAGACGTTTCTTTACTAGCATTTGCCATAATTATGTTTGTTCTTATAATAAGAAAATATTTTTAAAAAATCGCGGATGTAAATTTATAATCCCTGATATTTTTTAGACAAGTAGTGTCGCAATTTATAGTATGTCTCATTTATTTGAGGTTCATATATAAACATGAGTTTCGCTACACCATATCCTAATAAATAACCCGCTACAACTTGTATAAAATTATGACATCCCTTCATTATTCGTGTATATCCCATCAATAGAATAGGAATGTTGTAAATGATGTATGTTTTCCAATCATTATTTCCATTTCGCAATAACCATATATTCATTAAAAAAGAAATAGCAGTTACATGACCAGACGGAAATCCGGATTTATGGTCTACTAAACCACCAGAATTGAATAAAGAACAATTGGTAGCCCCATCTGGACGCTTAAATATAGGTGGGTACCATCCTGTAGTTACTTCTTTAATAAAATCATGAAAAAATATTGATACTGCTAAACCTGTAATCAAAACAACATCAGAACTATATACAATATAAATGTTTACTATCAATGCTATAATGGAAATATAATCGTATATAGAATTTAACTTGATCATATAATTTAAATAAATATTATAAATTATATGTTTACACGTGTAATTATGGAGTTGTGAAAGATCTAAATGTACTACTTAGTAGTGCCTTTTTCTACGCGACAATTTACGACGTCTACCTATATATTTACGACCATTATGGGTTTTATTCTTTTTACCACCTTTATAATAAGAAACTTTTTCAGGGGAGGATGGAGATAATGGTTTTGCTACTACCGGTGAAGCCGACGATATAGACGCATTTGTTATATTAACTGGAACAGCAGGAGCCGTAGGCTTAGGGATAAATACTGGTTGCTTTTCAATCGGAGCGGTTTTAGAGAGGATCGGTTTCTTCAAGCCAACTAATTCATAATAATCAGCTATAATACTATTTTTTCTTTGAAGACAACCCAGTCTAGTAGAATCAATAAATGTTAATTCACTACCTTCATGTAAAACAATGCCGATTTTAATTTTATAATTTAAGGTACTTCTGTCATAATCGTATTTATTATTCCAGTTATAGTTGTTAATAATATATGATTTTTGATAAATGTGAAATCGTTCACCTTTTTTGAAAAATAATCCTAGTATAAATTTAATATTATTATACGTAATACCTTTTTCCTTCGCGTCTTCAAGCGTTATTTTTTTATATATATTCTTTTCTTTTATACGCTCTAAGAAATTATTCATTTGCGAAACAGATAAAAATATTTTTTTAATATCATTATCTCCTAGATCTCTGTCAAATAAACCCATACTCTTTCCAAATATAGCCCTTGTTAATTTTATCGTAGGTATAAATAATATATTTGAGAAACTGTTGTATAATTGTGGTTGTGACATGGCTGGAGTGTATCTCATATTTTTTACAATATTTCCATTAATAGTGGATGCGTCAAATGTTATTTGTAATATATTATTGTTCATATTATAATAATAATATATTTTATAATGAATGTGTAGTTGTCTAATCATATTTGCGATAATTCATAGAATGTAATTATTTATTTTCTATGTGTTTTCTTATTCTTTTTTGTCTTGGACGACTTATTTTTAGATTTTCTACAGAAAGTTCTTTTTTTTCCAGAAGCAACCTTACATCCACGCACCTTTTTACACCTGTTGGGTGCCTTGACGCTTTTACCACGACACAATGAAGTAGATTTTGCCATTATACATAATAATTATATAAAATTATTTGAACTCTCTAAATTCACAAAGAATTGTTAAACGAGTTGACCAAGTTAATATTTCTCTCTTGATCCTTTTGTCTTTTTGCTTTTTCCAATGTCTCAATTGCTCGGTTAATCTCTATATCACTTATATTACCATCATTATTTGTATCAACCTTAATATACTTATACTTGTCGGGGAGAATACACAATTTACTGTTACTATTCAATAAAAAATTAGATAATACGGTAAATACCGCCGTTAATACAAGCGCTACCATTATATCACGTGTACCCATCCACGCCATTGTGAAAATAAGTAATTCTCTTGCTACATTATATTTGACAAACGCTTCCATAGAATCACCTAATCTAATTTCAACAAAACGTGAACCTATGTTTAATAATATCATCATGATACCAGTAAAATATTTGCTGGAATTTAATGTATTTAATATTTCAAACATTTCTATATACTACAATAAGAAAACATTTTTACTTCAAAATAGACCTATTCTCTTGATAAAATTACCAAATTGTTCATTAACGTGATGTGAAACTAATTCTTTCGCATAGCCAATTCGTCTTACATGTGGTCGTACGGTTTGCCTAAAATATGTAGTGAATCCTTCTTGAACTACATCATGTTTTTCATTATCTATGCGATAAGATAGTAATCTATTAGTCATTACAATTGCCATAACAACAACAGTTACAAATACTAATAGATACTTTATGTTTTTTATATAATTCATATTGATACTCATATAAATTATATATTTATTTTTTTATTCTATGATATTCTAACAGACATTTCAAACCGCGATGTAATAATCCAATCCAAATTTATTGTTCATCTTGTTTTTTGGTTGAAGCTTCTCTATCAACTGGTATAGTAGACGAATTAACAGGCTTAACGTTTTCTTCAGCAGTTAAACGCTCAGCAGAAGAGACTATTTCAAATTTACAATCATCGTCACATGGATTACATGTTTCTCCTAAAAATTTAACATTCGGGAATGATTTACTAATAGAATCTTGTGGGACTTCTGTACCGTCTTTCATAAGAAGACCATTTTTACAATTTTCCGCTTTAAAAGAAGATATCAAACTATCGGCATCATCACCATTTATATCAGAAACTTTATTATGATTTTTATTTTCATCACTAGAATGATCATCAGCATTATCGGTAGAATGATCACCAGCGTCTTCAGATGAGTCTTCATTAACAGACTCATCTTTATTCTCCATGCCTTCTCTTACGCTATGATTTATAGAAACGATAATTAAAAAAGCAAGTACTCCGGCCATTATATGAAAATGTGTAGCAACTAAAATAACTATAATAATTAGTATTTTTCCTAAAACTGTATTGAAGTCAAAAATATCGGTCATTCTTTCTATAAATAATACACATATTTTCTTTTCGGTATAGTAATTTAAATTATTATCTGTATTTTTTATAAGAGTATTAAATGTCTTTAGCAACATACGCATCCGAATTTAATAATAAAGAAAATATGGAAAATCCAATACAGAAAAAGAGGGCTAATATGAGAAACAAAACACTAAAACGTCCTTCTAACCATAACAATGGTTCTACAAAATCAAATGCCAACGTAGAAGCACTTATGCAAAAAATTCATAATAATGGTGGTGATTATGGAGGTGACGATGATGATGATGACGAAATGTCTGGAAATTTTCATTCCATGGAATCTAATAATGATAGTTATACTAAAAATAATGATATTCATGATTCTTTAGCAAATAATATTGAAAAAGAGGGGTTTACACAATTGCCAAGTGAATATGCTAAACAATATTACCAACAGTATATTCCTTATTATAACCAAAGTTCGGACGATTTAACTCCGAATGGCGCTAATAAAGACGAATTATTAAATAAATTAAACCAAGTGATCTATTTATTAGAAGAACAGCAGGATGAAAAAACCGGCAGAGTGACCGAAGAATTAATTTTGTATTCGTTTTTAGGAATATTTATTATTTTTATAGTAGATTCATTTGCTAGAGTGGGGAAATATGTAAGATAAATAATACGTTAAATAAATTATTAATTTATGTTGGTATGTATCATATGGATAGTGTAGCAGATGCATCAGCAAATAGTCAGGTTTCTATGGAAACTACTGAAAAACCGGTCAAACAACATGATTTGTCTGAAACTGTAATTGATAGTGAGAATACTGCTCTCAATGTATTGATATCCTTTGTCTATTTAGCACAAAAGAGAGGAGCATACAATCTTAAGGAGGCTGCTAAAATTTGGGAATGTGTCCAACGATTTATCAAGGAATAAGTAAGTAGTTGTATTACACTGTCGGATATACACCATTGAATATTCGGTTGTTAGTTATAGATAAACGTAATATTACAGAGAATTATTACGTTTATTCACAAATACTATTTTAGAATATTACACATTTGTATGTATATATGTCTTCTTATTCAGGTTTTTGAAACACGTACAAATATTGATACTCTAATTGAGCCATTAATAAATCCACTTGCGCGTAATTTATGAAACCAACTTCTTTACATTGATTTATAACAGTTTGCTTTGAAGGCATCCACATTTTATGGACATTTTGTCTGGTCTTCTTTGAACCAGGAACAGTTGTATCTTTAAAAATTTCGGTAAATTGAACAACATCATTTGGGAAAACTTGAAAATCGGATTTATATTCAAAATTATTAAAAATAACACTGGAGGTAGTAATTCTTTTTTTAGCAAAACTTTGTGGATTTACCATAACAAACGGTTTACCTGCTGGAACAACCGGATCAAATCTATTTTTATCCACTAATTGAACCACAAAAAATCCGCCAGGCTTTAGCCAGTTATACACATTTTGTAAAAGTGTTACCTTATCCTTATAATAATAGAAATTCATATTTAAACAGACAATTTGTGTAAATTGTTCTGGTTGAAATGCCATGGTTTTCATGGGACTTCCTTGAATAATTTTCAAATACGGATAAGATTCTTTAGCATACTTAATCATGGCAGATGACTCGTCTAATCCAGTAACTGGCACACCTTGTTTATGGAATCCATTCATTATATGTCCTGTACCACTACCCAAAACCAACATATTTGATTCGCTAGTAGGTTTCACAATATTTTCAATGCTACCAATCTCGTATTGATTAGACAATTCACGATAAAATAATTCATCATATATACTCGCATAAAAATCATCAAATACATTAAAGCCATTTTTTACTACGAAATTCTCTCTCTGTTCAATAAATCCTTCCCGTCTAGGTGTATTGCTTTTATAGATAGTAACTAATATAAACAATATTGCTAATATTAAGAGCAAGTGAAACCAAACTGGTAGTTTACGTAGTGTTCTGTCCAAACGATTGTATATTCTCTCTATCTTATTAAATTCAAATGAGATTTCCATTTTATTAGGTATATGTATTATTAGGTTATTTTTTTTATAGGAAAAGTTATATGAATGATTTTGAAATAAATGATATACGAAATGAAAAACAATTTAAGGGTATTACCTTTTCCAAATTCAAAAGAACAGATGTTAAAAAAGAATTGCTAAATAGTTTATCAACTGGACATATAGAAAAGGCATTACATTGGAGTGCTGAGTTTATTTGCTGTGGATGTTTTATTGATTTATGGGATATTATTTTGAATTTTGTAGGTAAGCATATTCATGTGGGAAATCCTAAATTGCCTATTTATTTGGAAATGCGTTTCAATCAATTTAAAGAAATAATATCCACGTATTCCGGTTTTGAATTAAATATGAGGAATAATGACAAGGTGCGAAAAATATTTGCTGAAATTATTGCTGTTATATGTAATTCTAAAAAAAAGCATTCTATTGAAAGTGTAAAAATAAAAAAACAAGAGGAGTTTGATATCACAGCAATGGCAAATAAATTGAAAGCCCCTAATATAAATTATGCGACAGCCATTTTTAAAAAGGACGATCCTAAGGAATTATTTATTGCTATTAACGAGTTTTCATACCACGTTTCTAAAGATTCTCGAAACGCATTGGACGCATGTTACTGGTTAGAATGGATATTGGAATTTGAAACCCTATGTAAAAAGCGAAAAGAAGTATGTATATGTGAAAGACGTTCCTTTGTGAAGGTGGACGAAAAATGCGTAAAGGAGCCTATTTGGATGATATGGGATGTTTTGTTTGCCGAGAATGCCAATAATACTACAAATACAGCAGGTATATCAAAAAAGATTCTGAAGAGTATTTTTGAGTTATTTAGTATGCGATATACGAGTGGCGTAAAAAAGAAGCGAAGATATTTGCTTTATTTTGCTATTTCTCTGTTGACTGATAGCTTCAATACACAAATAGAGATTATTGAGAATAAGTTAATTATAGATAATATTACAAAAAAGATAAATCTCATCTATAAGGAAATAAAAAGGAACGAAGAGGCTCCAGCAACAGACTATTTGTTTAATGGTCTTGAGAAAAGTAACAGTGAGAAAACTTTTGAAAAATTAGAGGTGATGAACAATATGAATACAATCATTCGTTCTTAGTGCACAATTCAACGTTTTATTTTGATCCCTAAAACTTTATAAGTAAACCATGTTACCGCATAAAACAAAATACCACCCCAAACAGTATCAACTAATGCTGGTACCAATTTGTAATTCTTAAATATAGCAATATTGGTAAAATCAAAAATACCATATATACAAAGGCCTAATAGGAACGCGTCAGATACTGGTTTTCTCTCTACGATTATAAACTTATAGATGACTAGGATTAAAAGTATGTAAGAACCGATTGCGCCAAACACATTTAACTTCATTTCCTCTTTTTGAATACCCTTTACCATTTTGCTGAATAAAGGACCACCTATATGGGATAAATAGATACTATCTAGTGCTAACATTGAAAATGCGGGAACAATGTAATCCATTTATATTATAATAATATTTTATTGCCAATTATCAACAAATATTACGAAGTCCATTACAATAAATAAAGTTTACAAAGCATATTTTTATATTCCTATTTTTATATATAATGGATTCAAATAGTGATAATATTCCTCAAGGTATAACTCTTGATATACGTTCGTCTCCCACCGAAAATTCTTCTTCCGTATCATCTACCTATGGAAAAAACGATTATATGAGAATTGGTCTTATTATAACAATACTCCTATTTCTAGGTATCAATATTTTTTCTTATTTAGGTGATTTTCTTCAATATGTAAAGGAATTATTTGCGCCACTTTTAAAAAGTATCCTTGAAAGTTTAGGTTATGTTGTTACGGAAACAACAAAGGATATCACGCAGCTCTCTGCTGAAGGGGCCAAATTAGGTATTGATGTTGCCGCAGGAACCGTAGAGAGTGGTATAGATGTTATTCAAGGCCAATTAGATATTAATCAGGGAAGCCAACAGCAACAGCAAAAAACACAACAGCAACCTGAACAAATGGGTAAGCAACATGGAGATAATCAACAATCGTCTACACAATTAAATAACGCGTCTACACCCGGTTTATCTAGCGCTTTAGCACATGCTGAGTATAACACAGATCCTTTACCTGACGATGCTACAAGTTCTACACAGCGCATGGCTTCTGGAAAATCAGGTTACTGTTATATTGGCGAAGACAGAGGATTCCGCAGTTGTATTGAAGTGAAAAACGCAGATAATTGTATGTCTGGTGATATATTCCCGTCACATGCTATTTGTGTTAACCCTTCTTTAAGAGAGTAATATTATGAATCGTAATATCATAATATAGTACTACTATCGTACTATCGTACTATCGTAATCTCCTATCCAAAATTAGCAATATTTACTAATTTGTATAAGATAAATACATAAAGGTGTATTGTCATATTATTGTATAATAAATATGACAAAACCAAACGATACTCAGTCATCACGCAAAGCATGTATAGAAGATTTTTTATGCGAATATGATGATAGTGAAGACTATTACAAAAATCAACAAACTATCTACAATACTAGTAATAACAATAATAATCGTTCACACAATGACAATGATTATATTCAAAAAAACCAACAGCATTATGGTCCTAGAAAGAGAATCAAGCCCTGACGAACAGGAACAAAAAGCCAACAACAAATTGTACCCAAAGGCTTCAAAAAGGGTTTCCGCAAATAAATAATATACTATTGTATTCGTTTATTGTCTTATATTATGTGAATGACGTACTATAATAATAGCTTGTTTTGTGTATAGCTGACAATATTTGTTGTAGTACTGATAACATAAAATTTTCATATAGCGATATTTATCCTGGAGGGGTGTTTGGATTATATGGCCCGTATTGAGGCCATTTTGTTCCTCCAGCCAAATATGTTCGTCTAGGAATATAATTATATAGAGGAACTGTTGGATAATTTGTAATGCGTCTTAAAGGACCTGGTGTGTCGTTTTGACTAGTAAATGCCCAATTTCTTCTCGTATTTGGACATATTAAAGTTCCCATACCACCTGAGTTTAACTGTCTTATATTAGGATTTGTATAAGTAGCGCTTTGTGTAGCAAATGAAGCTCCTCTAGGCTTACCAATACCCCTTGCTAATCTAGAATAGTTCTGTTTTTTTGAAAATCCAGCACTATTTTTTTTATATTGAAAAATTGTCGCTTTACGCTTTTCACTCAGATCTTCAAAAGTCATTTGTTTACCGTCTGGCATAGTCGCGCCACTTAGATCGGGACAATCACCCTCACCTCTGCTCCATAATCTCGGTGGATAAGGACCTTCGCCAGTATAGCACCCGTTTTCTTTAATAGGTAGTAAATATACAGTTACTTCTCCTGTATAATAATTATATAAAGGTCCTTCATCTGCCGTAGACATACTAAAAAGAAATTTACTAACTCCATAGTTTGGAGTACCTGTCCATATGAAATCTACATCCGATCCGGACAAATCATATGGTGCTGTAGTAATTATATTCGTGTCGTTTTCTAATGTAGGTGTATAGGATGTAGCTTCTCCATTAAATAATTGAAACGTAGGTAAGCCAGTTATTGTGTAATCGTCATAATAAGTAGTATACTGATTTTTTAAAGATATTACTGTACTACTGTCGCCAGCCTCGTTTATAATATTTCCATTTGGTAATTGATAGAATGTTCTCACTATTTCTATACCATTTCTATTAAAGATAATACTTTTACTAGAGCCAATACCTTGAACCTCAGAATTGATTGTATTATTGCTTGTGTCAAACCAATCAATCGCGTTATAAGAATATTTAGTAGTTATAGTATTAGTGCTATTATAACCACCAGCTATATATATATTATTATTACTACTATCGGTTCCCCAAGTAACACTAATACCAGCAGCAGCACCACCACTTCCAAATCCATTATTAGCATCGTTCCAATTAATTCCATCATATGAATAGAGGATTGTACTCCCGGAATTAGCTAGTCCAACACATACACCAATATACTCATGATTATTATTTATACCCCAGGTTACATCTAGGCCATACCCATCAATAATAGTATTAGCATTGTTCCAATTAATTCCATCATATGAATATTTAATATTATTTCCGCCAGGCAAATTAATACCGGTCGCTACCCATACATTTTTGCTAGCCGTAAACCCATAAGTAACTCCCCGACAAGAGCCACCTCCAAATGTACCATTATTAGAATTATTCCAATCTATACCATTAAATGAATATTTTATTGTATTGTTGCTAATATCTCGTCCACCCGCTACCCATAGAGGTACCCCGTTATTATCTTCCCCATAACTAACAGCAAACCCAGTACCGCTATTATCTACCCCATAAAATGAATTATTAGCATTTAACCATGAAGAACCATCATACGAATACTTAATTGTATTACCTGATGAATCTCCTCCAACTGCTACCCATAAATTATTTCCAGAAAGTTTTTTTCCAAATTGGATATCATTTCCTTCTCTAACTGTCCCTGTAAATTGGTTTGACGACGCATCGTTCCATGTTAAACCCTGATCATCCGTATACTTAATTGTATTAAAATTAGATGATGATGGATCAAAATTATCTAAGCCTACATTTACCCATCTATGTGACCCCAGCAGTGGTGTAGTATTATTTGTACCATAACCTACAGAATTTCCAAATGTAGTAAATTGATTATTTGAAGAATCTAACCAATCGATACCATTAGTTGATAGTTTTGTATTAATTCCGGTAGTGTCGAAACCAACTTGTATGAAATTAGGATTGCTCATTGTATATAATAACAATTGATATAATTGTTATTATATTGATAATACATAGATTTGGTTTGGCATATTTGTTGTAAATGTATTACTTACATCCCCACAGTATTACTAGAAAAGAACCATCTTAAAGAGAGATACTTCGGCATACTTTCTGTAATATCTCCACTCTTCATTGTAAGATTCGGACCACTATCAACGATACTTTGAATCTCACTTGTTCCTAAACCATAGTTGAAGTACCTCAAGTTTGATAAGTATCCAGAAAACCCTCCATTCATACCCACATATACATTTCCGTAATTTTGTTTGGGGACACCTTTCATGATTAGGCGCTTTGTAAGTTTACCGTTAATGTAGGTATCTAATTGATGATTTTCAACGCGAATTTGAACACAAACCCATTTGTTTAATGGAATATCATTTATAGTTACACGTTCTTCAATATCATTAAACGTATTCATAACCACAACTAAAGCATTTGTATTAGGCGCGATGTAAAGTCCTGGTGCGTTATTGGGTTGATTCATACCAATTGGTTGTTCGGTATAATTAATACTATCATTACCCTTGTGGAAAATATGCCTATATTGACCCTCTTGGTAAACTAAGTCATCAATAAATATCCATGTAGAATATGTAAATTCAATACCGCGTTCTTTATTATCAGACCTAATTACAGGTATAGCTCCTTTTTCACTAGGATCTTGAGGTATGATAACCATTTGTTTTTTGGAATTTATCATTCCATCTACTAAATAAGGGGAATTACTATAAGAAAATAGCCAAGACAATAATTGTGAAGTGAATTTCAATGCTATAACAAAAACTATTAATACTAATAATAGAAATGCTACCTTTGCTACTAAACTATTTGATTCTAAAAATTCTTTTGTTCCATTAACGACTCCAGTACTCTTAAAATTATCAAATGTTCCGGCACCAGATGAAATATTTCCTGTGTATCCAAATTCTGACATATCTATATATTATATATAATATATTTAGATGTGCTATTTACTAAAATTAGATTATTCTATTATTTACACCCTTGAAGATTTAAAGTGTTAAACTACCTTGTTCTTGTCCGTCCTTTAAATATTCTATTTTTACTTGGTATGGGAATTCTAAAGCGGCGCCATATCCTTGACGATAAATATTATAAGCTTCTTGAGGGTTCAGCGATTGTCCGTAATATTTAATATTTGTTGTGTAGCCTGAGAATCCACCTAAAGGTGTGATATATACAGGAGCAGTATTGGCAATTTTTGCTACACCAGGCAACACACAAGTTCTTACTAATTTACCGTCAATATATACATCTAATGTTCTTCCGTTGACGCTAACAATAACATTCACCCATTTTTGAATAGGAATATTATCAACGTTACATTTATGAACTGTGAATTCGTCGTTGGGAGTTAGGCTAGTTGGGTATACAGCAGTTTCTATCTTTAAATTATTCTCAATTGCTCCTAACATAATCGCAGGACTAGGTAATAAATCCGCGTCCATTCTTCCTAATATTATTTTATCCTCGCCATAACGATAACTCCAATCATCAACATAAAACCATGCCGAGTATGCGTAATTAGAAGCGTTGCTATTTTCCAAATTACTAGAGTCTATTTTAGTTACCTTTTTAGCGTCATTAAAACCAGCGAGTTTATTAGAGCTACTCGTCCACCAACGTATAATAAGTATTATTAATATCACAACAACAACACCTATAACTATATTTCTAACGGAAAATTCCATAATATAATATACTGTTAGAAATTTTCTTTTATCTTTCCTTTCTTTCCTAAATAACTGGAGGACTTAAGTCTTTTACGGAATTGTACGCCCAGTTTATTTGACTTCTTGAAATACTCTCTTTGTAGTAATTCACGTTACATATTCCTCCATGTATCCCCTTTTCTGTACCAGATAGCATGACTGTGTCCGCATGATATGGAATGATTCCAGGTGTAGATGATACTAATTCATTATTTATAAATATATCTAGTGTAGAACCATCATAACTAATAATAATATTATTCCAACGCTGCATCTTAAAATCGGTTGTTTCGTAGATAATTTTCTCCACCTTGCCCTCTGTTTCCATAGTAATACGTAAAGTATTCTTTACTACATTAAATAGTACATTTGGTTTATTACCAATATTAAGTAATGATGTATATTCATCATATTTAGAATTTGTTTCAGGGGGAAATGAATCAACATATATCCAACTAGATATAGCATAATGATATTGAAATTTATCATCTACATAATTTAATTCGCGAAATGTACCTAGACGATTTTCCTGGTTTAACTGTTTGGGCGTCGTTATCAATTGATTTGCGTTATGTGTGAATATATACTTAGCTAATATTGGATATAAAAAGTACATTCCTATAAGTGCAACTTCGGCTATTAATATAATAATAATAGGTTTAGTAGTAATTTGATATTGTTGCTTCATGTAATCAATTAAATCCAATAGTAGACAAGGCATATACAACAATACATTCTTTAGTAATCCTAATACACTAGCCTTGTGCTCTTTTTTGGGCTCACCACTAGTTATACCAAAGTATTTAATTACCATAGTAATTAAACCTAGAACAATAAATACATTAATAATAAGCAATATGAATGAAGATGCGTTACTAAAGTAAGAAAGTAATTTAATTATCCCTACTACTATTAAAATAAATACTGTAAGTGAACCTAACATAGTCATGTATTTACCTAATTTGCTTAACACTGTAGCTTCCACATTTTCTGACTCTTGTTTTGCCTTTCTATAAATTAACATGGTTAAAAGTATTAAAAATGCTCCAAGAATAGTCATGAATATTGTTAAACCAGCATTTTTCCCACTAATAATATTATACGGGTTTTTTGTGTAAATAATAATTACGATTATAAAATATGTTATACTACTTAATATAAAAGAAAACTCGTATGGATATTTTTTTATCCAGTATAAAGAAAGAATTGCGTTAGTATCCCGATATATAGGATTTAACAAATCACTTGCATTACGTGAAAGAAATATTTTTTTTAGTGGATTTGTTTCGTTATTGTAGTTGGCTATCTTTTCTGCCTCTGTTAATGCTCCACCAATTATATTATTTTTAACAATTTGTTTTGCTTGACTCTTAACATTTTTACTCATAAGTTCCTTTCCTATTACTTATTCATTAGAAATAAAATATGTTTCCTATTTCGTCAAACATATTTTACTTAAGTATGACTTAATTGAAGCTTAAGATTACCTTACCTATTCTGGAATTATAGGTTTTCCATCGCGGTTTTTCGTCCATGACAATCTCTACATAAAGCTACTAAATTATCTACATTATTAGACCCTCCATATTCCAATCTTATTTTATGATCTACTTCAAACCATGCTGGTAATTGCTTTTGACAATGTCCACATTTCCATCCTTGTTGAGATGCTACAAATTTCTTTTTAGTCTCACTAACACTTCTTTTTGTACCTGTCTTACCGGATTCCATTAGACGGTTAACTTGGTGTTGTTGCTGCTGCTGAGACACACCATACATATTCATTCCTCCTTCACCACCCATAAATGGTGTTTGATTTGTAAAATCGGCAAAGGGACTAAGAATATCTAGAGTAGATTTCGCACTAGGCATAAATTTTACAATATTTGTTAATTCTTGAACCAATGGTCGTGATTGATTTGGATTTTTTTTGAGAAATAAATAAATACTCAGTCCGGCAAAAGCAAAGCCGGCCATTTTAAAATATTTTTGCCAGGATTCTAATATTTTTATATATTTGCCCTCGTAATATGTATTTGCTATAAAAAAACCAGATACTGCTAAAACCAATAGTTCTAATTTCATATAATATTTGTAAAGTTTATTTTTTACAAATATTACTTTTCTAATAGAGAAATAAAAGCTGTTTTATTTGGATTTGGATTTGGATTTGGATTTGGATTTGGATTTGGATTTGGATTT